AAGCAGATGAATTAGGGCCGATGTCGAAAGAGCAAAAAGCTCAAGAGATTTCTGCGCTAAAGCATTCGATTCGGAAATGGGAAGGATTACGGCCGGAAACGTTGCGGGAATATAAGGTTTATTATAATAGTGTGGTTTCCTGTGTGTTTCCGAAGGATATTAACCCTGAAGAATTTGATACGCACTCTGACCCTCATTTATATATTGATGCCACTAGTTGCGCTTTGTGCGCGTTGAAGGCAGTAAGCTGTGAGGACTGTAGTATTGGTGGTTATTTGGCAAGCACTGAGGAAATGCAGATTCCGGTGGATGAATTAAACTGTTTGGAGCAGTTTAGAAAAATGGTTAAGGATAAAACCCCGGAGCCAATGATTAGTTTACTTAACGAAACTCTTAAATGGGTAGAAGGATTGGAGACTGGAAATGAATAAAGAGATTAAAACCCTTAACCAAATTAAATCCCCTAGTGAGGTTATTAATATCGCGTTAGCGGAAACTCTGCAATGTGGGGTAATTGGGGAGGATTCAAGCAAATTTTGCACATTGACTCTTGCGCTTTATTATGCTGCGTTACCAGATGCTACTTTAGCGCAAATAGAAGAATTGGTTAAAGGATTTGGCGCATGGTCGGTGGAATTTCCAAGTTGGGGAGTTTCTGGGATTTATGAACCTAAGGCTTGGAGCCCAGAGATTGATTATTACCTTGACGGTGGAACTTACCACGGTTTTCAAATTAATAAAGCTTTCTTTCTGATGATGATGGAAGAATGGTTTGCGGCTAACCCGGAGGAAGATAGCTGGGAAGCGGTTGCGAAATGGAAAATGGAAAATGGAGAAGGAAATGATTAAGGAGAATGGAAAATGATTAAAGTAATTACAGATAAAGAAATAGACATTCCGAAAGACTCTTATCCTTGTTTACGAGGATTTAAGATTACGCTTACGCAAGAAGATTAGGCGGGGAAAAATAAAAAGTGGAGAATCACTGGGGGTAGGAGTTCCAGGAGTTCCGTAAGATCTGGGAGTTCGGTAAGATAACCAAGATACCCAAGGTTTAAAACCGACCCCTCCCCCTCCCTCTCCCTGATTCTAGATTCCATAATCCCAATCTAGAATCTATCTCCCCTAATAATCTGATTATCATTGAGTATACTATAGATTATTATAAAATTTTAACCGAGGGTATTAATAAGACGTAAGGAAATATATAGGTATAATTAATTAAGGCTATAAGGATTTAGGGTTTATGGCTTAGGCTATTAAGATAATTGTCTTTTGATAGGATAATTAATCTTTTAGGCTTATTGTGGATTAATCGGTGGTGGAGGGGTGGGGGTGGGTGTTTTTAACCTTACCGATCTTGGTTATCTTGGTGAGCTTAATGAGCTTGCATACCTTGCATACCTTAGCACCCCGGTGATAAGCAGAATCTTAAAATTTTCTTACCCTTTCCCATTACCTTATGGGATAATTCGCGTTTACTAAAGCGACCGCTCCGCCGAAGGCGCAGGTCGAGCCCGAAACCGAAAAATAATACCCCGTTAATTTTTTAATTCTTTTTGTCTAAAGGAAAATCCCCAAAATGAAATTCGCAGCAGCCATGCCGGATAAGGAAATCTTTTTATCTGATGCAGTAGAAATCGCAGAGGAATTTTTATGGTGCGGAAACGCAGCGGTAGAGAAATTTGTGACTAATGATTTAGGTAAAGCTGGTTGGTCACAATACGCAGCAGTCGCTACGCAAATGGCGGCAGGTTCTTTATTTCCTGCCGAGAAAGGCAAAGAAGCTTTCGGAAATGATTTTGTCCAGATGACAGTTTACGAAACTTACCGGATGATTTCTGAAGAGATTTTGCATTTACCTATAACTCGTGGTAATCTCCAAGCAGAAAAAGATTCTTTCTCCCAAGTCTTAGCTTATCTTCGCGACCCTGCTAACACCGAAGCTAATATCTCATTAACCAAACTCTTTCTTTCTAAGGCTTAGTCCCCACCATGGCAGCTACTTACCCAACTATATCTCCAGGTTTATTTCGAGCTATTATTATTTCCGGAATCGAAACCTTACGAGCTAATCCACTCCCACCTGACCCACCTTATGAATCTAGATTCGCTAAGGAAGAATTATCCTTTCAGCTAGCCTTACGAGAAGGAACTGGGGATTCGATTAAATCTCTTTCCGCGTCTATCTCTCAGCAATTCCGGACTCGAAATGGAATTTCCGTTGTGCCTGCTACATCTCGGGAAGAAATTAAAGCAGCAGCTTCCCAGGCGTTAGCTCCAGCCGCTTCTATCGAAGCGAAACCAGAATCTGCGCCAACTGATAGGCTTTTAACCTTAGACGAAATGCTAACCGCAGCATTGACTCCTAATCCTAATTCTAATCCTGAAGGTTAACCAATGACCTTAACGCGTAAAACCCAAATCATTACTGAATGCGCGATAACAGGAATAACCTTTGCTATTCCTTTTGCCCCGTTACCGGAACGCCCACAATCCTTTCGGATTAAATCCAGCCTGGGAATTAAGCATCCGATATTTTCGCTTCCGCAAGACACTCTTTTAGGTTTAGCTACTGAGATTTTGGCGGAAGAACTTAGCGTGGACGCACCAGAAGCGTATTCCCCTGACAGACTTTTAATCCTCCCAGCTTTATGGAATTCCACTGGATTAATTTCCTATATCGCTAAACTGCCATTGCCTCAGCCTGCGCTTTTTTGTCCTGCCTTAAGCCGGACTATAATAATTACTAAATGGCTACAAGGCCGTAGCATTTCCGGTGATGTCCCTAGATTCTTAGTGGAACATTCCACAAAGGATAATCTTTATTTCGGGTTCCTTAAAGAACTAGAAGATTTCCGGGAATCCTTAGCGGAAAAACGTAAACGAACAGATTTAAATCTGCAAATGCAGGAGTTAACGCTTCGCACTGAACGCAGAGAAATGTTCGGAAAAACGGCATTAACCCCAGGAATTATCGCTAGAGTCTGTCAGTTAATTAACTGGAATCTACCAGAAATGACAGCAATCGCAGAACGCTTTCTGCTAAAAGATTCCATAGATGTAATTAATGACCTTCATAGCGGGGTTAGTAATCTAAAAGATCTTTCTGATTTGCTAATTGATATTGAGCTTCTCGATTGGCAAAGCACTTTACGTGACCGCGTTTTAGAGCAATTACGCACTCTGGTTAACGTAATCCATACTTTCCGGCCGCTTTCTAATGCCGAGAAAGAACTCTTTACAGAAACTATTACTGCAAAGGCGGATTTAATTTCCGCAGGTAGCTCTAGAGATCTTATTCCGATGACCGGAGAGAAAGTTTCTTTCGGTCGCGCTACAGTCTTAGTAGAATCTGGCCCTCCAAAATCCAGACCGGATTTATTCCCCGTTATTTCTTCTGGGGCCACCGTTTCCGGTACGACTCCACCATGGAAAAGATTTATTTCTACCGATGCAGCAACTACAATTGCAGCTACGCAAATAGAAAAGAAACTAAGCATTAAGGAAATTATTGCAGCTCGCGCAGCAAAAATTGGACAAACACAAACAACGGCAGCTCCAGTAGTTCCATCTCCGGCCGTTAGTAATAAATACGAAATTTTAACTGAACCGACCACTAATCCTACCACTGAAGGAATCCAAAATGATTGAAAGTCTTTGGCTAGCAACACCAGCAGCCGCTAAAATTATCCTAGTCTGTCTTTGCTGGGGGATAGTTTTGGCGCCGGTTATTAAATGGTTAATTCATGAAAGCATTAAATATCTTCCGACTTGGATTCGGGAGGTCTTATTAATCTCCGTGGTTCTTCTGGGAATTTCAGTAACTAATCTTTATGTCCAAGGCGTAGCAGTTAGTTCCGCTTTGGCTGCAATGAAAGGGAAATGATTATGGATAAATCCCCAACAGAATCTTCCCCAATAGACTATCGACCAATCTGCCCACTTTGCGCCAAACGCTTAGGCAATCACGAATTAGCAATTACCAATCACATAATATCCGCACATGGCCCATTGCCACAAAGGATAATTAATAAACTTTACGCATATTCCAGAGCTAGCTTTGCGTTGGCGCAGGAAATAAAAGGATTAGGAGAATCGGAAAATGCAAACTGAACTCAAACCAGACAAAGGCCGTAAAAATGGAAGCTGTAACGTAACAGCATGTCAAGCCCCAGGAGCTACTTTCTTTAATAAATCCACTAGGGCTTATTATTGTGCAGGTTGCGCCAAAGAAATTAACTGGCCAGGTGGTCGCGCAGATTGCATGGCGCTTTACGGAACTCCATTACTTTGTGAAGAGGATTATTAAATGCGTAACATACCTAATCTTAACCGCCGGGAAAGTTTTTGGGTTGCTCCAAACACCAACACCCCAGGTTTCACTATCTATAAAGATTTCGCTCAAGAACGGGGGGAGCTTGGGATTCCAATTTGTAAAATAATTGACGGCACTTCTCCAGCAGAAGTGGCTGGGCAATTAACAGAAGCACTTAATTCAGCTCTTGAAGCTGGTAAAGCACAAGGACTGGAAGCCGTTAGAAATGCATTAGGGATTAAATAATGTCTGATTCCCCACCGAAAACACAGCAAACCATTACCGCAATTATTGAAATTCCAGTTCCAATTGGGGATTATTGTTTCGATTACTCCCCAACTAACAGTATAGGCTACAGTTGCTGGCATTTAAGTGGTAACGTTTTAGAGGAGATGCACTGCGAAATCTTTGGAGAAAATCTAAAAACGGGAGGTGAGCAAAAGATAACTAAATGCACCAAATGCAAAGAAGCAAAGGTTAAGATATGACTAACCCAAACCACCAAGAAATAATTGCCATTCCAGCAATAAAAATTGATGTCCCAGTTGGCAAATATTGTTGGCATGTAAACAGGCCAGTAGAAGATAACTGCGAACACTTGCGTTACCCCGAAGTTAAACACTGGGAGTGTAGGGCTTTTGGTGGGCCATATTATTTAGTCGGCTCCCCAAAAGAAGGCAGTGTAGAAAAATGCTTTAGATGTAAAAAGGCAAGTGAATTATGACAGCACCAATCCCTTCCCCTCCACAAATTAAAAAATCTCTCGCCGAAATCTTAGCCGAAAAACGCAAAGCCGCTGCCAAAGCAGAAGCTATCGCCGCAGGCACTCATATCGAATGGAATGCCGAACAGCAAGATGCAATTAATCTTGGCCGTGCAATTCCAATGCAAAGTTTCTGCCTAACTGGTGCAGCTGGTACCGGAAAAAGTACCGTAACCGCAGAGATTCTAAAGCCATTAATCCAATCCAGTAAGCTAACGCAAAGCACTAAATATCTTTCCGCTGGTAGCCCTGGAGTTGCTATTGTTTGCTTCACACGCAGAGCAGCAAATAATATCCGGCGTATGGTTGCGCCAGAACTTAAAGGCAATGTTCTAACGGTTCATAAATTATTAGAATTTACCAGAGACTTTGAGCAGGTTTTTGACCCAGCGTCTGGCACGATTAAGACTAAGGTTGTCTTTTATCCTAAGCGAAACGCAGTTAATCCATTGCCGTTAAGTCTGCGGCAAATAGTCGTAGATGAAAGCTCGACACTGGGGACTAATCTTTACGGGATGCTAGCAAAAGCTGCACCTCATGCGAAATTTATATTCATCGGAGATATTAATCAATTGCCTCCGGTAGGTGATGATAGTATTTTCGGATATAAACTAGAAGAATTACCAACGGTAGAATTAAAACATGTTTACCGGCAGGCATTAGAAAGTAAACCGTTAGCCTTAGCGCATCGAGTGCTTAGCGGGAAGCCTATTTACACTGCGGAATTGAAAAGAGATTGGAGTGATCATCCGGATTTATTAATCAGGACTTTTGATTCGTCGCTAAGGAATGATGAAAAGAAAGCGTTATTAGTAGCCGCTTCGGTTTTAGAAAAGCGTTTCCGTGCCGGAGAATATGACCCGGAAAATGACATTGTGCTTTGTCCTTTCAATAAACGATTCGGCACATTGGAATTAAATAAATGGGTTCTGGATTTTGCGTATCCAGACCGAGCAGTGCATGAAATTATTGCAGGCTTTGAGACTCATTATCTAGCGGTTGGAGACTCAGTTCTGTTTCAGAAAGATGATTTCGTAATTACAAAGATTAACCGTAACGCTAGCTATAAAGGCAGAGAGCCTAGCGGAATTCCTTGTGATCGTTGGGGCAGAGCAAAAGCCGGAATGACCTTTGAGAATAGCGACGCAAATGAAGCTAATCCTTTTGGAGGCGGTGAAGAATTTGAATTTGATATAGAAGCCTTAGCATCTGGAGAAGATACCGAAAGAGTTAATCAAGCAAGCCATGTGATTCATCTGGCAAGTGTAGATAATCCGGGGTTAGCAGATGTAATTATCAGCAGCGCAGGAGATGTTAATTCTATTGCTTTTGGGCATGCAACCACGATTCATAAAGCACAAGGTAGCGGTTGGGATAGGGTATTTATATTTATCCATAATAGCCACTCAGTAGCGCTAAGTCGGGAATTGCTTTATACCGGATTAACGCGTTTTAAGAAACGATTGGAAATTTTCTGTGAACCAGATACTTTTGTGAAAGGAATTAAAAATGCCAGAATCCCAGGCACCACGGCGAAAGAGAAAGCTAAATTCTTTAAAGGCAAAGCGGAAGCCAAAGCTGCGATGGCGGCAGCTGGAAAAGAATCAAGTGAAGACGAAGAATAAAAAGGATTCCAATGAAAGCTTATTTAGCGGCCGTGATATTAGCATGTGGGTTATTTACTGCGGTTACTTTGGGTAACCCAGAAATTAAGGCAGGGGAAACGAGGGCCGCAAAACTGGATTCTAAATGCGCGGCCCCTAAGAAACAATTACGAGTAGATTCTAAACCAGTGCCAGTGCATTGCACAAGGGCACAAAGACTTAAATGGAAAAAGGATTAAGGAAAATAAAATGAAGAAAGAAACAAAAACCAAAGAAACCAAACCATTTGTAATTAACCCAGATGACGTAGCCGCAGGAAGGATTTATATCTGCCGTAATGGGGCCAGAGTTACGCTGGCGCCAAGGGAAAGTGTGGAAAAAGGTGGTAGTATATTTGCTTACCGCATAAAAGAAGTAATAGGACCTCAAAATCCAGATGGCCCTAGGGAGCACTATAGTTACACAAAGGAAGGAAGTCGGTTTGCCGCGCTAGAAGTTGACTGTGATATTATCTGTCTAGAAACCCTAGCCGAACCAGAAATTACCCCGGTTAAACCTAAGCCAACACCAAGGAAATCTTTTATCCGCACCGGAGTAATTAAATCAGTGCGCGTACAAAAAGATGGCAGATTAAAAATAAGAGTGGACATTAGCGTGGGACAGGCTAAAGGAATTCGGCAAGTAAATCTTAATTTCCCTTACGCAAAGATGAAAGCAGGGCATATAGTGGATATGACTTTTATGACTGAAATGTTAGTGACTGATAAAGGAGAAGCAGATGCAACCGCAGAAATTTGAACCGCTTAAGACAGATCATTTACCTTTAAGGACAGATACTTATTACGAAACCCGTGACGGAAACTGGGTATTATTGGGACATAATTCTGCCATATCTACCCATTACCCATTTGTTGTAGTTAGAAGCAGCTCAGAAGTATACATGGCGTTTTCTTACACAGATAAGGGCGAGCATTTATGTGGCTGTATTACGGCTTACGATATTATCGGAGTCTACGGTAAGCAGGCTAAGCGCCCTAAGGTAACAAATAACATGCCGAAATTAGGCCGGCCAAAAGGTAGCCCAGTTAGCGCAGCGGCGATCGCCGCAAGAAAAGATAATTGGACATTGCATACATTAAGAGCGATGTATGCTAACGCGATTAATATCAGGGATAAGGATAAAGATTTACTCGATATTGCTGTACCGGTGGCTTTAGGAGATGCGATAAACAGACTAGCGTATAAATTACACCCAGAGCTGGAGGAGCTTAATGCTGAAGATGAGGCTATAGTTATTAACGGCAGAGAGTGGAGAAAAGATAAAAATTGGGTTTGGTATTCAATGCGCATGCCGAAAGAAGTTAAGATTAATTGTTTATAGGAGATTAAAAATGTTTGATAACGGAATCCAGAGCGCCCCAGAAACAGACGCTCCAGTAATCCCAGCGGATTTTACTTGGCCCACTAACACTTACGAAACCATAAAAACCGGCTGTTGGTTTACTCCAGACGGCTTTGAATTCTACCGTTCAGATCTTCATTGGGTTAACGGTAATCTAATGGCTAGATGGAATCCTGGCAGCAGAACAGAAATCATTCCAGCTAAACAAGATTTCGTATGCAGTATGCATCTTGCTGCTAAGGTAATGAAATTTTATGACTGCGCAATCTGTCCGGCAAGGGAAATGGCATTTAATTCTAATGCTTTAGCTAAGTTAAAAAGTATGAGTGGCTACCCTTTTTGGCGGTGATTCTAGGGTCACCCCCTAAATTACGAATCCCGAAAATTTCTACCCCTCGGCGCTGCGCGTGTGGCATAATGCTTCCCTCGTGACAGTGACCGAAAACCAGCATCAATAGCCCGCGCAATTATTGATGCTTACCATTAGCGCAAAAATTAAGGATATTAAAATGAACGAAGATCAAGTACAAGGCCAAGCAGCAGACGCAGCAGTTAACGCAAATGTAGTAATCAAAGCGGTTGAAATGAAATTCAAAGCGCCGATGAAAAAAGCAATTGAAGCCGCTGAAAAAGAAGGTAAGCCAGTTCCACAACAACGCGCTTCCTTTACAGTTAATCTGCCGCAACACACGTGGCCTGGTTTGGAAGCAGCTTTTAATGCTGATCCAAAAGTTCGTGATTTGATTCTGTATCTGGTTAATGATCTGGTGCAATCTGAAGCTCGTGCTCAGGTAATGTCAGAAGATAATCCAGTTAACAGCGATGCGGAACTCGATAAATCCAAACTGGAACTTTCTTATATCGCTACGCTCACCAGCGAACAACTCGCAGGCAAGCTGGAGATTACGAAAGAAGAACTCCAAGCTCTTTCGGATGCTTTGGAGCAATATCTTCCAGCAGTTATCGGTTGCAAAACCGAAGTTGCCAAACTCATGGGTGCTGCTATCCGTAGTAAGTTGGCTAACTGGAAACAAAAACCTGACACGCTTAAACAGATTCAAGTTGTTCTGTATAAGTTTGCAGAAGCAGTTTCCCCAGAAGTTGTTGCTCCTTTGTCAGACACGCTGGAATACGTTAATAACCTGATCGAGCGCTTTATCAATAAGCCTGAGACGGATAAGCTGTCTGATCTTTTGCTCGGCGCTTAATAGAAATAAATAAATAATTAATCGCTTCTGCGGGGATTAGCTAGCTGGGAGCTTTCAATCTTTCGTCCCAGTTAGTCCGCAGCTTTTAGCCTCCCTTCGGGGAGGGCTTTTTAGTTTTAATTGGCAAGCCAGTTACAACCAGAAAGCAATAATAGGTGAATGGCATGAGTCAATTTGGTGAATACTTAGAGTTATGGAAGAAACTTAAAGCAGATAAACGTATTTGTGTCAAGCCCACCGGCTGCACAATAGACCAACTCCGCCGTGCACTTTCAAAAGAAAAAGATGAAGATGAAGATTTGAATGTTAAGCTTCTGAGGATTAAGAAAAGCGAGAAGCTTACCCCAGAAGGTATTGGTACTGGGTATTATTACATAGACCTAGTAGCAATAGAGAATAAAACTAGAGTCACCACTGTGACTAAGATACTAAAAAACATGGAAGTTAATTAAGATGAGCGATCCTTTTAGCACATTGTTTGCAGAGTTCGAAGCGGAATTAAAATTAGCTAGTCCTAATCTGGATGGTTATTTAGAAAAGCTTCGGCAAGATATTGCAGCAACGCCGGAACTGGTTTGGAAATTGACCCCAGAACAAATTGGATTAATTGTTTCCGGACTGGCTAAGGTTTCGCGGATTGAGATTGCCTCGGCATCGGCTGGTAAGACTAAGAAAAAAGATCTCGATGCGCTTGGCGGAATGCTAGATTTAATGTCCTTAGAAAATGGCCCAGGTCTGGCAAAATCCCCAGAGAAAAAAGCAATGAGTATGGATTTATTCGGTGGCCTTGGCGGAGATTTTAAATCAGTTTCTGGTAAGGTTCCGCCATGGAAAAAGTCTTAATTCAGCGTCCGGATTTAAGGATGTATGAAGGCTTTCTTTATTACTGGCAGCATGGCGAAAGTCTAGGGATTAGTTATAAATATTACCGAGACATTTTGGGAATCCCGGAATTACGGCAAGTACCAAGGACTAATGAAACTGCGGGAGTCCGTGGCCTTAGTTATTTCGGCACGTTAATTTCCGGGCTAGCTGCTTTCTCTAATGAACTATCACATTCAAAGCATGATTTAATATGGACTTTGCTCTACTGCAACAGCAGAAAATTCGCGACTTATCTAACTCATCGAGAGGAACTTTTGCGGCTTGTCCGAGAAAATCCCAACTGGCTAAACTCATGGATGGGAGCAGAGAAGATACTATCCACACAGTATTCGGAACCGCTGTCGCAGCTGGGATTCAAACTTGGCATGGAGACACAACCTGGATTCCAGCAGAGCAGCAGGAAAACAATGGCGGAAATCTTAGCAGAGAAGAAGCTGCAATCCTCGCAGTCTATTTAGCTTGGAAGATGCCGTTCTGGAGTAAATCCTTTAAAGATAAAAAGAGTATCGGCCATGCAATTTTTATGGTTGAGAAATACATAACGGATTGTGAGCGCGGTGAGTTACCATTTGGTGACTGGGAATTTATCGGAGCGGAAGTAGGATTTAAGTTATTGCTACCTGGTGGATTTAAATACCGAGGGTTTATTGACTTAGTGCTAAGGAGCCCGGATGGTATGCCAGCGGTGCTGGAATTTAAAACCACTGGCCGAAATAATAGCAGCACTGCAGACTGGAAAAATTCAGAGCAAGGCACAAGTTATTCTTTAGTGCTTCCTGCAATAGTTCCAGGCGCTACGAAATATCTGATGTATTATGTAGTCGGAATGTCAGGGCGCCAAGAGTGGGTCTTTTATGATTTCATTAAGGGCGATCGGGAAAAGTTAGCGTTTGTGCAAGACTTACTTGCGGAAACTAAGGTCATTGAATTCTATGAGAAGCTGCCAAGATTCCCAATGCGTGGGACTTCTTGTTCTTCTTTTGGCAGAGAGTGTCCTTTCTTTGGAGTCTGTGATTTACCTACAGAAAAACTGGTGGATTTTTCACAGATTCAGTTAGAGGCTGAAGATAAATATCAGCATGTGATAGACCTGCAACATCTGGGTTAACGGATGGCAGCAGGGATTAATGGGTAATGGGCAGTAATCAGGGTAGATTAATTTTAATTTAGGAGATATGAAATGAACGGTTGTGAAGGTAAGACGCAATGTGCAGGGCAAGAATCAGCAAGTGCTAAAGCTAAAGTTCCTGGTATTGGAGACTTGCTTGGAGTTCTTGGTGCGCTTGGTTGCGTTACGGAATCAGACCCACCAGTTAACACTTTGGACATTGAAGATTTTGTCAATGAGTTTGATTGTAAGTTCGGCAGCACGCCAGATAATTTGAAATTCTTTGTGATGCCGATGGAAGATTTCGAAAAGCTTTGGAAGAGTGCGCGGATTGAAGTTCGAGATTCCATTATGGATAAATACGCAAAGCCAAAAATCCCTGCGTACACTGAACAAGAAGCGTTGCACACTGTGTTTAGCGCTGCGCGTAAGGCAAAGATGGATGCGTTTATTGCGCAACATGGAAGCAATGCGTTTAATTCTTATGACGCATGGCAAAAGCTAGGATTCCAAGTGCGTGCGGGGGAGACTGGCACCAGTGTCAGCACTAGCGTAGTGCCGACTGTCAGGATTTTTCATTTAGGGCAGACTGTCGCTAAGATTCCGTCTGTGCGGCTGTCAGATGTAACTTGCGTCATTGCAGAATTCTGTAACGCAAATGGAATCTGGGGAGTTGCTGCGATTAAAGCTGCATATCCTTGGGCTGATAAATATTTTGGCGGCGGCATTTCTCACCGACAGCGTCACATCCGCGAAACTGGTGAGGTTATCTAATGGCTATCCTAGCAGATAAACCAAAGGAAGCATTACGTCACACCGTATTAGCTTACGGACCATCTAAAGCAGGTAAAACCGAGAGCGTAGGGAAACTTGCAACACTAGGTTATAATCTCCATTGGTTCGACGTAGAGGATGGCGCGCTTACGTTATCTAAACTTCCCGAAGAAGCCAAACGTAGGATTAATCTTTACTCCATTAAGGATACCGCAGAGAATAGCTACGCAGCAAAGACTCTGCTTAAAGTTCTTAACTGGAGAAATAACGGCCCGAAATCTTTATGCACTCAGCATGGGTTACTTGATTGCCCATCATGCAAAAAGGAAGAGAAGCCGTTTGATTCCTTTGACATTACTAAGCTAGGAATTAATGACATTATTGTTATTGACTCCCTGACGCAATTATCTGATAGCATTCTTAATAGTTTGCTAGCTTCCCCGGAAAATAAACCAGAGTATGACCACTGGCGAAATCTCGGAGTTAGGCTAGACTCTGTTGTGGACTGGATGAAAGCTGCGCCTTGTCATGTAATCATGATTACACATGAGCAAGATATTGAAATGGAAGATGGCAGAAATAAATTAACTGCTGTCGGCGGCACTAAGAATTACGCCCGTAATCTTCCAAGACATTTCTCTCATGTAGTTTATTTCAGTGTTGTGAATAAAGTACACACTGCACATAGTAAATCAGTGGCACTTAACGGAGTTGTAACCGGCTCCAGAACTGACGCTGATGTTACAAAAGATCCTACTAATCCGTTAGGGGTGATCTTTCCGAAGCTAGCCACAGCTTAATCCTGGTGAATCAAAAGTCTGAAATCTGAAATCTAAAATCTAAATTAAAGAAAGTTAAAATCATGTCTGATAAAACTAACGCATTTGGCGCAATTGGTGTAAGTGATATTCCTGATGTACCAGGATTTAAAGTACCACCAGCAGGTCAATACGAAGTAGACGCATCCTGCGAAATCAAAGAGATTAACGGTGCGCCTAACTTTATTGTTAACTTTGAAGTGACTCAGCCAGATGGTGAAGGTTATCTTAAAGGCGATAAGTTCGGTGTTATGTATAGTGAGGCGGGGCTTGGTTATAATAAGTCAGTGGTCGCGCAAATTCTCACTGCCTTTGACGCTAATAATCTGGCAGGCACAGTCGAAGCCGGCATGGTGCAAGCATTGGTAACAATCTCGCATCGTCTGGATAAGAATGACAAAGAGAAAGTTTACTGTAATCTGGTGAAAATCAGTAAGGTTTAAGGTTTAATCCCCTCGGTTTTTGCTGGTTTTTCCGGGCCCCTGAAATAAAACTAGCACCCGCCAGAGTGGTGAAATTGGTAGACACAGCAGACTTAAAATCTGCCACCACGAATAGTAGTGTACGGGTTCGAGTCCCGTCTCTGGCACCAATCAGAAAAGATTATTAGCTAATAGGAATCTAAAATGCCAACGCGCACTGAACAACACGCTTATCCTTTTAACCACCAGCTTAATGCGCTAGAAGAAAATGTTAACGCATTCTTCTCTAGCGCATTGTCTTTGGATAAACAGTTATATCACGCAGAAAAATTATTGGTGTCTGCTAATAGGGTTTACACGATGGTTAAAGATACGCATGATAGCGCAGCTGCTAATCCACATGCGCAAGGTAAATGATGGATACCTTAGAGTTTATAAAAGAAACACATAAAGGTGGGTTAGACGTATCAGCCGATACTGCATTTGTCAAGAGCTTCGAGGCAACATGCGTCAGACTTGGTATGGATAAGGCTGACCCAAAGCTAATAACACTTGCTTATGATTCTTACATGACAGGGATTATTCATCTAGGTGAGACGATGGTTAACTCCAAAGCAACTAGCGATATGTTAGCAAGTCTGCCAGCCGCTAATTTACCGCAAGCTTAACCCTAATCTCCGGCCGCCAAATGAAACGAATATTATTAATCCACACCGCAGAAGATTATCCTTACCTAGTTGGCTTTAACAAAAGCTACATCCCGGACGGCTGGAAACTTTCTGTGGTGGCAGACCATACGATTGGTGATAAGTTTCTAACGCAGGCTGCGGCGGCAAGTTACGATGCGATTGTCACTGATTCAGAATACGCAGTGGCCAAAGCGTTTACCGGACGTGGAAAGATTTCTCTTGGGAATTATGTAGGCAGCTATAAGACTTTAGGGAATGGGATTCCCTTATTAGTTGTGCCTGCGCTTTGCAATAAATATAGTGTGCCTTACCAAGACTTTCTTGTTAAGCGCCTGATAAAAAAGATCACGGCACCGCAGACTTATATAACCACTGACGCGTTTAAATTCTTTACGCCTCAGACCACACCAGATTTTTATCTGCGAATTCAAGCGGCCATTGCAAGCGCTACCTTTATGGCGATTGATACAGAAACCTTGGAGGATTCGCTGCGGATAGATGACTGCGGTATCGCCTGTTGGAATTACGAAACCGGCACACAAGTTTTCTCTTGGTCTATTCGAGACGCAGCGGATGTTGCGCTTATCCGACAGGCTTGTGATAGTAAAGCAATTAAGATTTTCCAGAACGGCAAATACGATTGCCATTATCTTTTCCGATTTGATTGCTGGCCTAGAAATTGGAGGCTAGATACTCTTAATCTTTTCCATTGCTGGCTATCGGAACTTCCAAAAGACTTAGCTTTTATTTCCGCCTTTTGCATTAAGGATTTTTATTACTGGAAAGACGAAAGCAAAAGCCCATTTAAGTTAGAGCAATTACAATATAACGCAAAGGATTGCTGGGCCACGCTTTGGTCTGCCTTTGCGCTTATGAAAGAAATGCCAGCTTGGGCTAGAAAGAATTACGGCATACAGTTTCCAAAAGTTTTTCCTAATCTAATGTCCAGTCTTAGTGGCATGCGGGTAGATCAGGAAAAGCGAGTGGAGTTAATTTACCGAGCCGAAGCAGAGATTACTGATAAGGTAGATAAGCTTCGGGTACTGGTTGGGAATAGTAATTTTAATCCTAACTCCACACAGCAGGTGCAGAAATTATTAAAGGTTCTTAAGGTAAAAGATACCAGTAGCGGAGACGCAAAGCATATTGCAAAAGCCATAGCTGAACATCCACTTAACGCTAGAATCTTTGCGGATTACCTTTCGATTAAGGAACTCGGTAAGCTTAACAGCACTTATTATAAAACCAGTTTATTTTCCGGCCGGTTATTCTGGGTGCTTAATGAAGCGGCCACTGATACCGGCCGCAACGCAAGTAAGTCTAGTAGCTTTTGGTGCGGCACTCAGATGCAGAATCAGCCAGAAGAAGCTAAGATTATGTATCTATCCGAAGAACCAGCAGAAGGTGAAGAACCTTGGATAGGATTCGAAGCAGACTTATCTCAAGCGGAATCCCGATGCACAGGATATTTAGCAGATGATGAAAAACTTATATGGGCAGTGGAGAACTCTCCAGATTTCCACAGTCAAAATGCAAGTGCTTTCTTTGGCATACCTTTTGATGATATTTGGGACACAGAGATTGGAGAAGCAAAGGATAAGCCCCTCCGTGATTTATCCAAACGTGTCAACCATGGAGCTAACTATAACATGGGAGCGAAAGTTTTGGTTGATACGATGGGCGTTGAGAATGTTTGGAACGCGCATAGATTACTTGGACTGTCAGTTAAATTCCCAAAAATCAAATGGACTACACTTAAGATTGCTGAACATCTTCTCGCCCAATTCGATAAGACTTATACAAAAATACGGGGCGAATTTCAGGATGAAATCAAACGTGAGGTTTTGCTTACTGGTCACCTTACTGGGATTCGTGGATGGACACGAAAAGTCTTTGGTGACCCGACTAAGAGTAAGCCGTTATTAAATTCTTTAGTTGCGCATAGCCCACAGAATCTTAGCGCAATGATTATTAATGACGCATGGGAACGGGCATGGTGGGAATTACATGACCCGAAAGATTTTAGATTAATAGTTTCGATTCACGATAGTATCTTGGGGCAGTATCGTGGAGAGAGTGGTAAGGCAAAGCTGGATAGGTTATTAGAAATAATGCATATACCAGTTACTGTTCCAAGATCAGGGAAGACTTTTATTATTCCGGCGGCGCTTGAAGTTTGGGGCGATAGGTGGAAGAAAGAAAAAGTCGCAAAGGTGTAAGAGTTAATTAATTAATTTAAAAGGAAATGAGATTATGGATGGTAAGATTATCGCACCGGAAATTAAAGCGCTATGGACTCCGAGTAGTTACGCTTGGAAAGATATGCAAGCAGGCCAACAGGCTTATGTAGTTGTGGAAACTGGCAGGCTAATTGCTATTGTTACAGAACCAACAGCAGAGACTCCTTATTCAGAAGTTCTGCAAATGCCGCATCGGCTATCAGTAGGCGCTTATCTTTCTGTGCAGGAAGCTAAAACGGCGTGTGAGAAATTTACTTACGCGGCAGCTGCTAGCCAGATTCCATCAGCAGGGAAAGGACATTAATATGGACAGCAAACTCACAATTATTCAGCGCGGAGAGGGTAGAGTAATTTCTTCCATTATCAATAAAGCCACAGGAGAGGTGCTAACTTGCGTTAAGTATGTAAGCCCTGAGCAATCCAATGTGCATTACGCAGTGGACTTAGATTCTCCCTGGAAAGTATTTACCACTGAGGATGCGGCAATGGCGGCTGCAATTAAAGAAGCACAATTAATGGTTGACGTTGAGGAGATTTAATATGGGAACCAGAGCAAAACCAACAGGCCGCCAAAATCCAATCTTTCCGGGGGAACCTGGAAGTGGAATCTTCGGAAACCAAATGAAAGCAGCACGGACACGAGCGCTTAAACGTATCGGGACTCAGATTTCTATTGTCCGTTTTTCAAACGGGTTGATTCACAAGGAGCTGCTCACTTGTTATATTCCTGGCTACCATCAAGGGAGATTGTGAGATGGCAACTAAACCACTCAAACCAGCGGATGTAAAAATCCCATTACTGCATCAAGCTGAAGCGCTTATTAACGGACAGCGTGAAGCAGATTACGGTGGGAAGCTACAGAATTTTACCCATATCGCAATGGGTTTTAATATGGTGCTGGCCACTAAGCTAACTTCTCCGGTGACTCCAGATGATGTAGCGCTCTTAATGACTCAGGTCAAAGTAGCTCGACTTGCTAAGTCTCCGCTGCACACTGATTCTATTCTGGATATTGCAGGTTACGCAGGTTGCCTTGCGAAACTCCAAGAAGAACGCGCAGCTGGTGTAATTCTCCCTGGCCTGCTTCAAGCTGAAGCGCAAATCTTACAGGATGCCTAATCATGAAACTATCTGAGATTGTTTATATGTGCAAACCCCGTAACATTCCAACCGACCCGTTACATTGGAGCGAAGAGTTTATTACGAATTTCTGGCTCTGGAAAACAGCTTGTGATTGCTGCCGACAATGGCGGCTTTTTATTTCCGGCGCTACGATTGGGTTGTTTCCTTTCATGGTGCAAATGCTTTTCGCTAAGGCATGGTGGATTGTGTTACCTTACGTGGCATTCGTTGGCGCTATGTTAGTTACTGGTTATTTTAATTCTAAAGAAGGGCGGATATAATGGGAGCAGGTTACCAAGAAGCCCTGGAGAATTTTCAGGTTTGGAAAGAGCTAAGTCTAAATTTAGGGAGTGAAGATTCTAGTTTAGCAGCCCAGCGAAAATTCATGACTGCTTGCGGCCAGACAACTGAAGTCCTTAACCTCCAGCAGCTTCGGCTTTATGTAGGATTAGTTCTAGAGGAAACAGCAGAATTAGTTACGGCCATGGAGAAACTAGAAACCAGTATGTCAGCTGGTCAACCTATCCATCGAGACGCCATTGCAGAAATCCTAGATGCTGGCGGCGATATTATGGTGGTTGCTGGCGGTGTTATTAATAGCGTCGGCATCCATCCAGGAAATGTTCTCGACCGAGTCTGGGCTACTAATCTCGCAAAGATTTCCCCAGATGGAAAAGTGCTGCGACGTGAAGATGGTAAGATTCTTAAACCTCCAGGTTGGGAACCGCCAATCTTTACGGATCTAGCAGATAGCGTATTGGAACCTAAAGCAGATAAGGAGAAAGAATAATGAGCGATGCACCAGTAGCACCTAGAATCCACACACTTTGCGCAGTGGATATTGAAACACTAGGCACTGAAGTTTACAGCCCGATAATTCAAATTGGTGCAGCCTTTGCAGTTTGGGACGCAGATAAGGAAATGGTAATTTCCTCGCCGCTGCTGCCTAACATGTATTGGCAATTTGATTCGGGAACTTCCGGGCCACTTAAAGCCCATGAAGAAATGTTTAAGGCAGTTGGAATTTCCGGCGATACGCTTAACTTCCACTTCGGGCAGACTACTTATCGTAAGTTCACAGAGTCAGAAGCAATTGTGTACGCTAGCGGCCAACATCTACTGGCTGCACTGGATAAAAGAATGCGAGATTCTGATGCTTACATTATGGCACAGAATAATGAGTTCGATCTGGCAATGCTGAAATTGAATAGCGGGATTGCTTTCTATGATTTCCGTAAGACTCTGGATATTCGAACCTTTCAATGCCTAGGATTACTCCCGAAAAAATTATCCGCTAAAACCCATAATGCATTGGAAGATGCTATTGCGGAATTAGAAGAAGTTGTGGGCTTGCTTAAATCAGGAAAGATTACATTATGCTAAACGGAAATGAAAGCGATAAAGCCGAGACACCAGACCTATTTACGATTTCAGTGACGCTAGTCTCAGGACAGGAATATGAATACACTGACATGGCGCTAGGCTGGGTCGAGGTCACTAAGGAAGATTTAAATTCCGAGTCCAAATGGATTCGAGTTGATCAAACTTACTGGAACTCCGACGAAGTGCAATCCGTAACTATTCTCCCCCAAGAAGCTGAATAGTCTGTATAATCTCTATCCCACTGCGTCAACGTAATTATAAAATGTCAGAGCAAAACAAAAATCACAATGACTTTTTCTCTCTGTATCTTAAGTACGCCGGAGTGGGCGAGGTTAGCCCCATCTTACATCGTTGGGGCGCAATCATGGCAGCGTCAGTTCTTTTGAGCCGGCGCTGCCATTTTAAATTTGGGAACACTCGTATCTTCCCTAATCTTTATGTAATCTTCATGGGCGAAAGCGCCAGTAAGAAAAGCACAGCGATTAATCTAGTTAGGAAACTGGTGAGTAAAACTGGTTACGAACATTTCGCACCAAGCGAAACCAGTAAGGGTAAATTCGCAATGCATCTGGCGGGGATTTCTGACGTCAAAGGTAACAGTAAAGAGCGGCAGGATTTAGAAGAAGCCCTAGCCGCAATGCAAGCAGAGAAAGATGGGAAGAAAAAGTCAGAGAGAATAAGCGAAAGCTTTATTTGCGCAGGGGAATTAGCTAATTTCCTTGGCTTTAGTAATTTTGATTTCGCGTCTTTTCTCGGAGACATGTGGGATGTAGATGAAAAGCATATGGTTAGTTATAAAACCGCTGGGGAATTTGAGATTGTCAACCCGTTGATTAATCTCCTTGGCGGTAATACTTTCGAGGGCATGATGAAAACTCTGCCACCGGAAATGATGGGGCAAGGATTTCTGTCTCGGTGTATTTTTGTTTACGCCCCTGCCGCCAAAAAGAAAATAGCTTTCCCGTCCGGTTCCGCACTGCAAGATGATAAATTATTATTAGATTACCTAGCGTTCTTTGCTAATTTTTCCGGGGAGATTAACCTTAGCCCAGAAGCGAAAATAGTTCTCACAGATATTTATGAGAGCTGGCCGGGAATGATGGATCATAGATTCAAAGCTTACGCCGGCAGGAGATTCACGCAATTAATTAAACTTTGCTGTATCGAAGCGGTGGCTGCTAGGCGAAATGTAATCTCCGTGCAGGATGCGCTTCGTGCTAACACTTGGTTATCTTTAACAGAAGCGCTAATGCCTAGAGCTTTAGGGGAGTACGGGGCAGGTAGAAATAGCATGGGCAGTAACGCTATTATGAATGTCTTTTACGCCAAGCCAGATGTACATTGGAAATTAGACCAGCTTTGGGAACAGACAAGTTCTGCATTAGACACTATGTTAGGATTTAATACCGCGGTTACTGGGTTATTAAGTGCAAAGAAACTGGCGTTAGATAACGGGCATCTGACACTAACCAGAGCATTAATCCCACATGGGAAATATATTAAACCTGATTTGTTTAGTGAATATTTAAATTAGCGCATAGCAAAAAGCCCCAATTACGGGGCTTTTATTTTGCCTATTATTTATTTTCCCTATTCCACTGGGGCATCTTGCGCAGGATTCATCCTAGCTTGAGGCCCAAGAATCTGACTGGCATATCGGTAAATATTATTATTCGGGTCGCGTTTAATAATAGCCTCGATCGGGTCAGACTTACCAAGCGCCATAGCCTTAGTATGTAATTGCGTAAATCCTTGCGGAGTTCCACCAGCCCTAATATAATTAGCGCTAAGGTCAGCGTATCTTTCTGGCGTCAGATTATCTCCAGACATTTCAATCCGAAGATTCTTACTGAACTCATTACGAGCTTGCTTATCTTTTAATTGATACGCCGTCATTCGATACATTACATCCTTAGTCACCGCTTCACTTAGCGCTGTAGTTCCGGATAATCCCGCAGCAGTAATCGCAAGGTAAGAAAGCTCTTTCGGTAATTCTAATCCTCCGATAACTCCACGAGCTTCCGGTTGCCAAATATCATAAAGCGGTTTCCCGTCTAACGTAGTGCTGTGGCCAGCTAACATTGCAGCCATGCGACCAATCGGACGGTTAATTCCATTATGCTCAAGCGCTTGGACGAAATTATTTTTCGCTAAGGTCACATCTCCGCTAAGTAAATTCCCAGCAGATTGCATAGCCTCGCCGCCAAGTTTAGCTAGGCTCAGTAAAGTTTTTGCAGCTGGTGCATCCCAAGGAGCAGGTAATAACGTAGGACTCATTGGAGTTAAATCTCCCCGAGTAAACATATTAACGCCAAGCAATGAAGAACCTGCACCGTAGGAAATAAAATCTCCAAGCAGCTGCCCATTAGCTCCGTAAATTGCAGAGAACGCATCCGCGTGCTGTTTATTATTTTCACCTAAAAGCTTCCGGTTATAAAAATCAAACAGCGGCAGACTGCGGGCACCAAAGATTGCACCTTGTAGCCCAGCTAACTCCATTAAGGATTTGATATTGCCGTCATCAATAAATTGCAATGACCGAGTAATCATACCCCGCATGTAGTTTTGATATAACCCCATTAGCATTCCAGCTGGGCCGTTATAAAAGCTATGCCGTGCGCCTAAGTTAATCGTGCTGTTAACTTGCTGTGCAAATCCAGCGGCAAATAAACGGGCAGTGGCTTCTGATTTACCAGCTGCAAGCGCAATATCATAACCTGCTTTACCTGCTACATATTGCGTAAACGCTTCGGTGGAATCAGCGAAAGATTCTAATCCTTTCGACACCCGATTTTCTTTTACGAACGCAGCAATATCCTTTACGGATTTTTGCATTGTGCTTAGGGTGGCGTCTGGTGCAAAAGCCGCTGCGCGTAAATCAACCATCGCTACTGAATGCTGATAATTAAGCACATCAACTTTAAGCACATCCTTTAGGAATGCAGAAACTTCTTTGTCCTTGGTAAAAAATTCCCTAGCTTTCTGTGCAAAGACTTTAGCGCCAGTAAGCGTTGAGTATTCTGCACCTGCCTTTAATCCCAACATCTCTTGCAGAGCAGGTGTCAGAGTGCCACCGTTAGCGGCTTTGGTCTCATTAATCAATGCTCTAAAATGTGGTAGCGCGGTAATCGGCATTGACGCTGCATTCATAACTGAGTGCATCGCATCTAACCGAAGCGTGAAGAAATTACTTACTGCGTTAATCTTACTAATCACACTGCTTAGATTAGGATTAAAAGTGCCAGCGTATTTAGTAGCTGCAACAATCATTTGCGCAGCATGTACGTTTGCTCCAGCCGCAAAAGCCTCTTGACTGATTGCGTCAAGTTCTTTATTATCCAGAATGCTTTTCACAAAGTTAGGGTCAGCCGCTTGCTTACCTAAGCTGCCTTTAATCGCATCGAGCGTGCGGTCATAAGCTGCTTGGGTGAAGCGATTAACTAATCCTGGAACCTTAGTCCTATCTTCTCGACTGGTGTTATTAAGCACATCTAGGATAGTGGAATAATCCGTTTGGGTTTCCGCTAACGCTTGGCGGTCAATGTCGAATTTATTACTAACCGTTTGCGCTTTACCTAACGTAGATAATTTCTGTTGCGCAGCTTCTACATGAAGCTTTTGCAGCATGTCATATTCTGGATACATTGTGTGCAATGTGTTTTGTGCTAGGTCTTTCCATCTGCCCACAAGCGAACGCTCAATATCCAGGAAATATTTCTGGTCGAATCCACCTTCCGCTAAAATTTTCCCTTGACGTGCCAATTCATTATCGAATTGCGCAGACATAAAGTCTTTGTCAAATTCGAATTCACCTTGTTTAATCTTATGGCGCTTAATATCCGCAGTGGTTAAGACCTTGCCACCATATAAATCAGACCCCATAGTCTGAGTCTCTTGGAGTAAGGAAGCTTTCTTAGATTCAAATGTTGCCTTATCTGCAAGGAACATTTTAACTTCACCGCGGCCACCTTCTAATCCTGGCATGTGAACCGTAACCAAAAATGGCTGGTCTAAGGGATCAGGACTTGGGAACCAGACTTGCCCCTTAGTGGTTTTTAAGGTTTGCTGCCCACGGAAACTATTAATAGGCCGTGCGGCAAAGTTAACATTGTGATTAGCTTCGGCCATTTCTTTTAAATGCGCCCAAGCCTCGCTGGATTTAAGCTCCAAAACTCCTTTGCTGCCAGTGATCTTTGTGATTTCGGCTTCTAGGGCCGCCAAAGTCTTAGCATTAGGGCCCCTGGCTTTTGCATTTTGTTTCTCAACACGCACCATTAATTCATCAAGCGCCGAAGCTTTATTAGCCGGAACGATAAAGTTCTTTCCACCTACCTCCACTAAGGATAAATCCCCTTGTGCCAATCGCTGAGAATAAAGCGTGCGAACTACTGCTAATTCCCGAACGGCCTCAGGAGATTTGACAAAAGCGGCTGTCGGGGAAATCTTAGTGGTGTAAACATCTTTACCAATTTTAAGCGCCGCGTCTTTGAACATTAACGCTTGCTGACCTCCGCCTAGCACAGAGGCGGCTACGCGTGAATTAGTAAATAATGTAGCCGCGTTTCCACCTGGTGCTGAGATTGGAGTCCCCATAGACGTTAAGTCTAGTTTGCTTACAAATCTATCTGGGGCTAATCCAAATTCTTTAGCTGCCACCGATAACGCTAATGGTTGCCCAAGCATTTGATACCCGCGAGATTCTTCTAGCATCCGTTGGGAATACATAACTCCACGCAGCATAGCATCAGCTTTAGCTACGTTAACTTCCGCTTTAATGTAACGCGCCATATGCGCTTCGTCTAGCGTAAGCCCAACGAATTTATCAATATCTTCTACGCCTGCTGCACCAAGCTTAATCTTAAGATGGCTTTCGATTTCTTCCTTGGACGCGCCGGATTCCATTAAGAATTCCGCAAGCTTTTGTTTCCGCTTAGCTATCGCTTCTTCCGCTGCGTCAATAGTCATTGCGGAATTATTACCTTTACCGCCGAAATCTTTAAGCGTAATCTCTCCAAGACCCGCTTGCTTAGCTGCAATCACTTGGGTTTCTGCATAGGCTAGGTCATTTTTAAATGCTGCGTAATTAACCTGCCCAGTTGATTTAGATTCTTGCGCAAGCTTATTAAGCCGAATCCAATGCGCTTCGCTGTCTAGGTAATCATAAGAATTACTAAGCAGTTTCGCCTCTAAACCTTTAGCCGCATCCGTAAGATCAGTAAGTTTCGGAATCGCCAAATCATAAGCCACGCCAGATTTAGAAATTGCCTTAGGAGAATTAACCGCATTCCCTAGTAATTCCCGTAAGTGAGGATAAATATTATCCGCCACCATACTTAGATCACTGGCCTTAAGCACTACAGAAATCGCAGCCTCGCTACCGATTCCTTCGACAGTTTGAATCGCACCAGTCCGGGCTTCCTTAGGAATTCCATGTGTGGTTAATCCTGGCGCAGTTGTGCCATTCGGGAAAAGATAACTTCCGTCTGCTTGTTTAATTACTGATACAATTTCTCCCCGAGCAGCCGCTTCCGTAGCAGACTCCACACTGTGAATAGTTGTGCCAGCTTTAATTCCAACAGCCTTAGTCGCAACATCTCCGAGTTCTGCGCTTCCTAGGCCAGCTGTGAATTCCGCACTGGTACGTCCTACCTTTTTAGGGTCAAGATAAATTAAATCCTGAAGGCTATTCGCAGCACCAGCCAACATATCCCGTTCGGTGACATTTGTAAACTGCCGGACACCAGCTAGAATTCCTTGAACTTCGTCACCAGATTTACCTGCCAGCGCAGCAGAAATATCCAAAGGCCGCAAAGTGCTTCCGCTAGCTAAACTTCTGGCAGTGGCATCCTCTAAAAGATTAGCGCTTTGGGCGTCTAATTTTGCTTTCATTGCGGTGTAAGTAGTAACCTGGTCAGCTGTGGCGTTCCCGCTTGTGATTAAATCATCCAGCGCTTTTACGCGTAGCTCTCTCTGCTTGGTGAAAATACCAATGTCCTCAGCGGAATGTCTGCCTCGGCTTGTTAGATCTACGCCAAAGATCGCGTCATCCATTGCCCGCGCTACGTCATTTTTAGCAGCCTGCAATCCACCTTTAGCGAACACATTAAATCTACCTACCAATCCACCTGCAATTCCACCTAAGCTACCACTTAGCAATGGGTTCCAAATCATTGTTTGCGCTAAGGAATCTTTATCATAAAGCGTTGATTGGTTTAAAAATGCCTCCGCAGCAAATTCAAAAGCAATACCTTCCAATGCGCCTTGGTAAGCGTAAGCCGCGATAGCTTTATTTTTCGCAGCTGAAACCACTGCCCAATCCCCGCCAGTCCGCAAAACAGATACCGCCTGTTTCGTCAAGGATTCCGCATACGCAGTCGGGCGTAACCAAGTTCCTAAACTAAGTTCCGTGCTGATGCTTCCAGTGTTAATAGCCGCTTCCGCAGCTTTATATCCACCAGTAAAGTATTTAGCGCTTTGCAGCGCGCGTAATCCTTTAACCGCTAAGGTGCCAGGAATAAAGCTCGCACCAACTTCCCCCAGAATATCTAATCCAGTTTGATTCGCTTTATAATGCTGGGCTGCGTCCGCGCCAAAAACTGACGCGACAGTCTCTGCCTTATCTATCGGCGCATAAGGGTCATCCTCTGTGGAGAATGGTTTCGATAATAAATAACTAGCGCTGTTAACAAGTGAAACTCCACCTGCCACCGCAGCGCTGCCAATTCCGTAAACAATCTTTTCTGCCGCAGTTAATTCCGCAGCGGTAGCCACATCGCCTCGGAGAAGGGAATCATAGAAATCATTTGCCATTATTTTTTATCCGCCCAAAGAGTTGGATTTGCCCGTAACGCCATCATTACTAGGTCATTTGTTTTGAATAGGTCAATTTTTTCAGTGCCATAAATTCCAGTGAATGCGTCTCTGTAATTTCTGCGGAAGCCAGCCTCCTTAGCAGCACGGCCTGTTGGGTCGTCCACTAGCATGTCTTTGATTGAAGGGCCGAAACCTAAAATAGGTGCAGTCGCAAACGAAGTACCCGCACTGGTTATGCGATTTAAAATACTGGAGCCTGCACTTTCTTTATCAATTTGAATCACATATGAAGTTTGCTTTGGCAAACCGAAAACTTCAGGAGCCATGTATTTATTATTAAGCTCGGCGCCAGCTATATAGACGTCCGACACCCACTGTAGAACTTGCTGCGTGGATATGCTTGGATTCTCTGCTTTGACCCTACCGGCAAGAATCATCACGTCTTTAAAACTGGTCGTATCTCGTCTGCCCCCGGATTTAGGAAGCCTGATGTATTCGTTCTCTAGCTTTGCTATTTCCTTTGCAACAAGATTCTCTTCCAGCTCAGCTTTTAGATCTGGAGGTAATCCACTATTATTTTCAGCTGAGGAGCTTAGGAAGCTGCCTGGATAAATTTTATACGGGCTGGGGGAACCAAGTTTTATTTCTTTTCCGTCCACAGTAACGGTGAGTGGCTCTTCTGGTAATTTATTAGATTCCACCAACATCCTCTGCGCTGCTAGTTCTGCTACTGGGCGGTCAGACTTTTCATTCCCTTTGTCAAGTCTGCTTTTAATGTAGCTGCCGACTACTTCTTCTTGCGTCTGGGCTATTTTACTCCACAGTCTATAACCATTTTCCGTAGACACTACCGCTAAAGTAGCTTCCGGGAATGCACGAATTACCCCGCCACGCACAGCCGCAGCATTAGCCATATCCCGCCATTTAGCCACAGCATTAGGAGTGGTTCCGCTAGACCAGTTTTTAATTGCCACTAAATCTGGGTCTTTTAATTTAATCCCTTGATTTAGCGTAGCGGCTGCGTCTTTAAAGCTTGGCACTTCACTGGTGTTATTCCGAAGCGCGTAATATTTTTTCGCAATGTCAATCGTTGCGTTAGTATCTGCACCTAACGCGAGTTTCATTTCTGCGATATTATTAGTAGTCTCATCTTTCTGGTCTGCGATGTATTTTTTCAAGCGCAGATTTTCTTCAGTTAACAGTAATTTTTCATTTCCGGTAGCTGCGATTAATAACGCCTGATTTGCATTAAAGCTTAATTGCGCAATTGCAATGGTGTCTTTAAATCCAGACTCAGCTAATTTAGCAGTTACTTTCGCCAGTTCCGAAGGAAGCTCCGCCTGTGCAATTCTAGCCTTAGCTGCGTTAGCGCTAAAGGTTGCGGCTTTTTCAGCAGCGGCAACACGAATTTCCGTAGGCGTAGCAACTGTGAATTGTTTTTCCACAATCCGTTGCATTTCGCTCATGCCAGTCAAAACTAAATTAGCGGTATCTTGTGCGTCTTTTCTTGCGCTAGACAGTTGCTCCACAGTTGCTTTAGCTCCTTGGATTACTGGATTTTTATCCGCACCACCAAAGAATCCGCTGGCCATTGTGTAAAATGGATTATCGAGCGCACGTTGGTAATTCTCCAGCGCGGCAGATTCTTTCGCCATTAAATCAATATGCCGCTGAGTTGTATCTGCAAAAATCTTTTTTACATTCTCCAATCCAGGAGCGCTTGATAGCGCGGCTATGCGTTTTTCTGCATTATCCGCTTCGGCCTCACCAGCTTGAATCTTTGCAGTAACCAAAGCCTTTTGCACTGCCGCCTGCCCACCATAAACATCTGATAA